ACTCGGTAAAGTCTATCCAGATCAGGCTCTGATCATGGGCGTATCAGTCATTACCGTGGGCGACGCGATCGGTCACGGAGTGATGATTGACGCGATGAGTCTGGCGACGATCAAGGAGCACGCAACGCTGAAGCCAAACGGAGTCAAGGTCATGCTCGACCACGATGATGGCATCGAGAACACCATCGGAGTGATGCGAAACTTTGCCATTGAAGGCATTCAGCTACGCGCTGATCTCCAGCTACTTAAGGCCCATGGCGAGACTCCTCTGATCATCGAGATGGCTGAGACAATGCCTGAGCTTTTTGGCATGAGTATCAGTTTCTCCGGCACGCTCGAGGAGATTGGTGGAGTCTACTATGTGCGATGCGAAGAGCTTTACAGCATCGATATCGTGGACATGCCAGCCGCTAACCCGAGCGGTCTTTTCTCCGCCAAAGTTGACAGCACGCAAAATGCAATGGACCTACAAGCAATCACCATCGAGCTCTCCGCTGAAAAAGAATTACGCGCCGCCGCTGCGGAACAAGCGAAGAAAAACTACAGCGATTTCCAAAACCAGATCACCATCTCGACTCAGCTCTCCGCTGATGTCCAGACGATCACCGCGCAATTGTCTGCGCTCAGCGAGACCAACGCCAAGCTGACCACTGAACTCGCTGCAGCGCAGGCCAATATCGCCGAGAAGATCAACGCTGAAGCAGTGCGCGTGCTGGCCTCCAGCGGTCATGCGCCGATCGCTCTCGGAGCTGCGCCAGTCGTCGCTGCGACAATGTCTCGCGCTGAGTTTTCCGCGATGCCAGCACATCGCCGATCTGACTTCGTCAAATCCGGCGGCAAGTTAAGCGACTAAGAACCAACAACAAAATCAATCTCCTCAACTAAAAAAACAACATGGCTGGATCAACACTAACTAACCTCATCCCAGACGCTTACGCCGCACTCGATGTGGTTTCACGCGAGCTCACTGGATTCATCGGCGCGGTCACTCGCGACTCCACTGCTGACCGTGTCGCCGCCGGGCAAACGCTCCGCTCGATCGTCGCACCAACCAACACCGCTGGTGCTGACATCACGCCTGCGATGACGATCCCCGCCGACGCTCCGCAGACCATCGGCAATAAGTCGTTGACCATCAGCAACAACCGCTTCTTCCCATTCTCGTGGACGAGCCAACAGCAGTACGCTGCCGACATGGGACCAGGCTTTCTCACGATCCAGCAATCGCAGATCGCTCAGGCCATCCGCGCTGCCGTCAATGAGATCGAGGCCAGCATCGCAGTCGCCGCTAAGAACGGCGCGTCTCGTGCATTCGGCGCAACCGCTGGCACGGCTCCTGTGCTCGGCGATTTCGCGTCGGCCAAGAAGATCCTCGATGACAACGGTGCTCCTCAATCTGACCGCACTGTGGTGTTCGACACGACCGCTGGCGTAAGTCTGCGATCGACTGCGAGCCTCTACAAGGTCAACGAAGCTGGCGATCAAACGCTTCTCCGGCAAGGGCTTCTCGGCTCGCTCTACGGCTTTGATCTCCGCGAGTCGGGCAATGTGCAGACCACGACCAAAGGCGCGATGACTGGTGCGCTCGTCAACAGCGCGGTGCAGGCCATCGGCGATACCACCATCACCTTCGACGGCGGCACGGTCAACACCACTGGTATCGTGGCTGGCGACATCATCACAATCGCTGGCGACAGCAACAAGTATGTCGTCGCAACTGGCTCTACATCAACGTCTGGCACGATCGTCATCAACGCTCCTGGTCTTAAGACGGCGGTCGCCGACAACTCTGCGATCACGGTATTTGGCACCAGCACTCGCAACATCGCTTTGTCTCGCAATGCGATCGTCCTTGCCACTCGTCTTCCCGAGTTGCCGGACGGTGGCGATCTCGCTCTTGACCGCTTCACTCTGACCGATCCTCGGACTGGTCTCAGCATGGAGCTCGCCATGTATCCCGGCTTCCGGATGGCGACCTATCATCTCAGCGTCTGCTGGGGCGTGTCGGTCTTCAAGCCTGAGCACTGCGCGGTCATCGTCGGCTAATTTGTTCATAGCAAAACTGGGTGAAAGTAACGGCCCATCCATGCAAATGGGTGGGCCGTTTTTC